TTAAAGAAGTTAATTCTAATGTAACACGTAGGGAATTACAAAAGTTATTTGAGATTGAATCTGAATTAAAGAGACGTGAAAAATTTCGTAGTATTGATAGATGGATAGAAGAAAATGTATATATTCCTCTTCAGAATGCTGCAAAACAAGGTAAGACAGAATTTCTATGGCATATTAATCACGAATTCGTTTATAGAGAAGAAGAATATGATTATGTTGTAGAAAGAATACGTAATAAGTTTCCAGACTGTGATATTACTATGTATTCAATTGACGAATATTTTAGCCTTGGTAAACCTAAGAGTCGTATAAGCTGGAAGTAAATTAACAAAAACGGAATCGTAAAGATTCTATTTTTTTAATTATAAAAATGGATGATATGTATGAAATTTCTGTATTTGAATATTCGGATCCCTACAGTGGTGAAGAAATGGTTTCAAGACAAAATGTTGTTAAAGAATTTATTAAAGCGTATAAAGAATTTCTACCTCCAAATTACTATGAAAAAGATGACATTGTATCATGGAGAGGTCGTACTTGGTTATCCTATGTAGATAAGTCAGGAAATGATAAACCTATGACAGTTATGGTTATAGGTAATATTACAAAAGATCTTGAAGAGGAGATTCAAAGGGCTGTTGAAGATATTTATAAACCTAAAACTGAAGAAGAAGAAGAAGACTTTTAAAAACGGATTAACAATAATTCTATTTTTAACTTTGAAAACAAGATGGAACCTATCACACGTGAACAATTAAAAAAATCAGGTGTAATTGAAGCTGAGATAAGAAGAATAGAGCAGCTCCGTAGGCATGAAGCATATGCTAAAGCGATGAGAGAACAAGATTTGAATGATATTAACCACTGGATACAGAATTATGTCTATGAACCTGTTAAAATGGCAGCAAAAGATGGTAGTTTTAGATATATGGTAAAACTACACAGTTATGGTAAACATAAAGAGTATCGTGATTATACGGCCGAACGAATTAAGGCTCTGTTTCCAGATTCCGATTTTACGATTATGTTATTAAACGATTCGTACACATGTATTTTAGAATGGGATTAAAAGTATAAAAACGGAATCGTAAAGATTCTATTTTTTAACTTCAAAAAAATGACAGACTATCCATTCTATACGTGGGAAAGCTTCAGAACAGCATTAGATCTATATCTTAGTAGTCAAAACTATTATAAAAAATATCCAAAATATGCGGAACAGCATGAAATGGGTGGTGGAATTGAAGTTAAAATCGTAGAAGAACTTTTAAAATCAGGAGATCCTCAAGAAGGACTTGATATCTTTGTTTCTGTAGTTCTCTACGCAGGTAGATACACAAATAATATAAAGGATTACATTCCAACAATTATAAGATTGTTTACAGAGGCAGGTGCTAAACCTGATATTGATTCATTATTTAAATTAGAATTTCCTGATGATGATCACTTTGAAGATGAAGTATCACGTTATAAATACAGAGGGTGGTTAATTGATGTATATGATAAGCATGGATTTGATATGAGAAAGTATTATGATTGGTCTTCAATTAAAGCAACATATTGGGAAGACATTGATGAAGAAATTATTGATAAAGACTATCATAAAGCCTGTTTTATGGACCTGAAATATACTAGTGCGTGTTTAAGTAAATTATAAAAACGGAATTTTAAAAATCATTTTTAATTGATAGTAAAAAATGAAAATTTCTCATGGAAACTTTTGTGGATTTTCTGAGTGCAAATACTGCGACCCAGAAAATCGAGATACGGAACCAGGAGTATGTAAAACTAATCAATGAGATGAATGTGGAAAGTTATATGATATGGAAGATTTTGATAAAGGTTTGTGTGAACAATGTGATAAATATTTATCGTACGGACAAATGAAAAGACTTTACCAATTAGGTATACTTACAATACGCCAATTCTTTCAAGTATTTGATCTGAACTACACACTCAAAGATGAGTTCAGATATATACCAACAGATGAACTTATTCCAACCTGTACAGGATGGAATTGTAGATGTCAAGCTCCATTTGGATTTGGAGATGGTCGGAATAATATATGTAAATATTATGGATTTGAAATTGGTGAAATTACAGAAGAACAAATAAACAAGTATTACAGATTCAATCGTATACCTGTGATGGTGCCTCTAATTATGTACTAAATTTGTAGACTGATAATTTGCTTTACAAGAGGATGTTTATGAAATTCGAAAAATTTACACCACGCCAAATAAAGACGAAATTTTTTTTCATCTTCGCTAAAAGGATACTTTGGATAACATGCTAAAATGTCATACAATGAATCTGCTATTGGATGCTGTTGTTGTTGACGAAGCTGATTAATAAAGTTTGTCAAAACAGAATGTCGTTGTTCAATAGACATTCCATTAATTTTTGTATAAAACGCATCCATTGATTATCTTAGTTTATTCTCATCTAAACAGATTGTACAAATTCCCAACGCAAATATTCACAAATTTTTTTCCATATAAAATCATGTGCTATCAAACGATCTCGTGATTTTAGTAGCGGAAAATATGCCTTATATTCATCAAGTTCCAACAGCTCGAAAAACTTGAACAAAATGTACGAGTAAGAAAGAAAATTGGTACGGTCATCAGGACAGTATAGCAAAAAGGGTGCCTGAATCTCTTGAAACATAGTTCTAATCTTTTCTTCAATTTCTGGCGTAATTGTTGGTGGAGGGTTTCCGTTAAGTCGAGAAAGAATGTGAGCGGCATGTTCATAATATTTAGACTTATTCAATTTCTTCAAAATATCACGTATTTCTTTTTCAGTCATTTGACCAATATTTTGAATTCGTCGTTTCTTAATTTCACTAATAACTTCATGTATAACTTCATCAGGAATAATTGTAGATTCTTTTGCCTGAAATTGGTTTAAAATTTCATTCAAATGATTGATCTTCTTATAAGCATAATTGTTACGTTCTTTAGGAGGATCACGAAATGAAGGAAAATCTGAAACTACCATAATGTATTCTTCAGAACCACATTTAGGACAAACAAGTACACCTTCAGATAACAACTCTTCACGGGCAATATTACACGATTCACAATGTTCAGTTACAACTGGTTTCATTTCTGAAATATCAACTCCCTTTAATTTCATACGAGTCGCATACTCTTCAAAGAGTTGTTTCTTGCTTTGACTGCCATTATCACTTGCCATGTTTGTAACCAAATATTTAACAAACGTATTTTCATCAACACAGGAAGACGCAACCTGTTTAGGTTTGTCTGTATTTCCATAATAGTGTAACATTATATCAGCATTTTTTACATAGTAATCTTCGATAGGATTCTTACTATATAACTTAGTTCTCAATTCTTTTAATTCACGCTCTGCTTTAGAAGCCTTTATAATTTCATCAATTGAACTTGTTACAGACAAATCTTCAACGTCTTCTTCTAATTTTGTACATTGTTCTTCAATTTCAACTGTATTTAACTTTGTATCCTTTATGGATGATATCATTGTGGAATGGATATGATCAAGCGTACCTTGAGTTTTTAATTGACTCGGTGAATCAACTACCTTTTTTACACGGAACACGTTTTCCATTATTGTTCTCACTTAAACGTTATTCTTAAAATACTACTTCATTACGAAAAATAAAAGAATTCCAGCCGCAAGAATTGTTGGAATCATTGTAGTATCGAATCTATTTGTGAACGATTCTTTAGGTGCTGGTTTACATTTGGAAATATCAGTCTTCGTACAAAGAGTTGGATCAAAATCAGGTGATAAGTTAGTCGTTAAAAAATACGAATCACCTCCACTTGTTACCTCACATGTATAACAATCACAAGGTGGAGACCCGTCAGCTACCATAGCTGTGAATAAATAGTAAGGATCAAGTCCTTCAACATCTTCTATAATTCCTGGAATTAAACCACGCAAATCATTAGATAAAAATGATAAATCTTGAATTCCTGCTGGTGGACTTCCGCCACCTGGAATGTTGTTAATGTAGTTATAACGTGACTGTATAGAACCATCTATTGCTGTACAAGTACCACCGGTATTAATGAAAAAACGATTACCAAGTGGAGGGTCTCCGGTAATCATGCCCTGTATGTAGGTTGAAACGGCTCCTAAATTGGTACTAACTTGACCGAATGTTCCATTAGAACCAACTCCTAACGAACTAGGGCCTGGAATAGAATCAGAATAGCTGTAATCAGGTCCCATCATATCAACACTCGCATTTTCAAGATCAGACCATATGGAATTGTTACCAAGATCTCCCATTACTTTTAATATAGTTTATAAGTTG